AACCAGAATTACAATAAGCAACAGTATCCATACTCATTTTAATACCTTGAGTAGAGGTAGATACTAAACCTTTATCATTAAACAAATAATATTCTTCAATACCTGAGTTAACTTCAACTCCAGTTGGGGTTCTAGTTTTCTTTACTGTTTTAATCTTACGAATTTTTTGTGGTTCAATAAATCTTAATTCTGTGATGCCATTTTTTCTAGTGGCTTCGTCTATTAGGATGTTGAAGTATAATCTTCCATCAACATACCAAGTTCTAAAAAGATCGTGTCCTTTATCAGAAAACTTTAACAAGTTTAGAACTATTTTAAATTCTTCACTAATTTTCTTTTTAATAGAGTCTGATATTTTAGAATCATCCAAGTTAAGTTCTACAACTGGATTAATACCATCTGCAATAATAGCTTCATTAACAATATCTTCAACGGCTGAATCACAATCTGGATAGTTACACGTTTCCCTATACTTTCGTATAAGTTCATTTTCGTTTTTTAAACTACCATCAAGGTCTACAGAAATACCATAGTAATTTGCAGCAGACACCAATGTTGAACCGTCATCAAGAGGTGGCGAAACAACACTCGCCACCACCTTAACATTCGATTTCTTTTTGGTTAAATTAATTCCAAAAATTTCCATTATAAACCTATAGTATTAAATTATTTTAATATATTTATACTTTAAAATAAACCTTTGATAGCACCAATTGCATTAGAACCTTTACCTATTGTAGATAATGCTTCAGATACAAAACCGCCACCTAAGTTAACACTAATCCAATAGTTATAAGTGAAAGTCACTTGAAATTCTTCAATCAGTTGACCTTGTTCAAAAGATAATTGAATTTCTGAAACATTAGTTGGATAGGCATCAAAGAATGAATATTCATAGATTTGTTGATCATTTCTGTCTAATTGATATACACTCATATTTCTTTGATATAACCCAGGATTGGTTATACCGTTTGTTTGTGAAGTCATGCTAATAGCATTCATCCAATTTTCCATTTCAGTTCTGATAGAAAAATCAGTTTCGTTGATTACAGTAACAGTCCAAGGTTGGAATGTTCTTTCACCAGCAAAATGCACAGGTCTTCCGCGATAAAGAACTTCTATATCTTGGATATCAGACGCTGGTAATGAAGCAGATTTGCATAAAAATCTACTTTTTTGATTTGAATTGCTATCCCAAGAAGGTAATATTACCTCAAATTGGTTCGCTCTAGCACCACCATTAGATAGTGCCGATTTAAATTCTTGAATTGTAGCCATATTAATATTTTCCTTTTAAATGAATGTTGGGGTAAGATTTTACTTACCCCATAAAACTATACCTTAACCGCCAATTTCAGTAAAATTAATACCTGTTCTAGCTGCAACAAAATTCAATGTTATAAAGTTAATACTTCTAGCTGGTTTCACAAATATATCACCAACAAATTCGTTACGATCAATAACTTCACCTGTGTTATTAATAGAATCACATTTGATTACATAATCAGTAACACCTCTGCGTCCTTTAACATCTCTTAGGAAAGGTTCTACCATATTTACAAATTGTGCTCTAGTAAATGTGTCGTTAAATTCGAACAATTGGTATTGTGCTGCTTTAGAAATTGATTTTTCAAGAATGATAAACAATCTACGAACATTGATACGATCAAATGCAGATGGTTTAGCGAGTAGAGTTTTATCACCAAAAAGAACAGTACCTTGACCAGGAAATGATACAACAGGGTTAACTGCATTTTTGTATAAGTTATCTCTATCAGTTTTAGAAGGATTGAAAGCAAGTTTAACTAAGTTTTTAATCTGACCACGATTTAAACCACCTGGTGACCACCAAGCATCATTTGTCAAATCAGTTCTAGCACACAAACCAGCAATATCACCATTTAATGGAACATATCTGTATTTGTCGTTATAACGATCATATTGATATTTGTAACCAGAGTCTAATACAGCATAAGAACTACTAGGAAGAGCGTTTCTGTAAGCATTGATAGCATCAACAGCAACTGAACCAGTACCAGTAATAATGTCATGTGTAGAAACATTTTCAGGTGATATGAATACAACACAATCTTTTCTTGTTTCTGCAATTCCAATAACGTGAATAGCAAGTGCAGATTGTGCTTTACCAACAGGTAGTAAACTAATATCATATCTTGAGTCGTCTGCAAATAAACTCCAAGCAGACATTAATTGACCCAAAGTAGAGTCTAAATCATCAACACCACCAGTTAAAGAACGAGTAACAAAAGCAGTTAAACTTTTGAAAGACGCATTAATTGATTCAGTACCCCAAGCAGTTGTACCAGTAACAGCAGAAGTATGATCAGTCCACCAGATATATTGTGAACTTCTGTTAAGAACTTCTTTATAGTAGTTATTAGAACCATCAAATTTCTTTGAATCAGATGCTTTAGAAACATAAGCAAATTTTTCTAAAATTGCACCAGAAGTACCAGTAAAAGCACCCTTTTCGTCAATTACGATAATATGTAATTCGTCATTGCTACCACTATGTTCAGAAACATAAGTTGATGTACTAGGTGCAGAATCAAATTCAGCTTTATAAGTCCAAGCAGCATAAGTAGCAGCATCTGCCATAGATACTTTTAAAGAGTTTCCTAAAGTACCTGGATATTTTGCAACAAATTCACCAACGATACCGGCACCGTTAACAAAGTTTGTTTCGTAATCATCAAGGTTTTTAATTTTTGTGCCAGCACCTAAGATCAATGCAGCAGTTGCGGCAGCGTTTGAACCAGTACCACTTGTAAAAGTAACAGCAGGAGTAGTAGTATAACCAGAACCAGCATTTACTATAGTGATACCTGTTACAGTTGAACCACCAATAACAACAGTACCTGTTGCAGCAGAAGTACCATCACCACCAGTAAAAGTTACTACAGGAGCAACACTATATCCAGAACCAGCAGTATCGATAACGACAGTTGCAACAACACCAGCATTAATAGTAGCATGAGCAACAGCTTGAACACCACCAACTTTATCAGGTGCAGCAATAACAACAGTAGGTGCAGTAGTAGTATAACCAGAACCTGGTGTACCAACAGCAATAGAAGTAATACCCGCACCAGAAATAACTGCAGTAGCCGTTGCTTGTGTTCCATCAATATCAGAAGGAGCAGCAATTGCTACAGTAGGAATACCTAAGTAACCTGTACCAGCATTAGAAATAACAAAAGTTGCACTAACTACACCAGTTGGAGTAGAAACAGCATTTTTTTGGTTAGATGAATCAGCTCTAGCAACAATTAAGTTATTTGTATAAGCTAAAAAGTTAGCAGCGGTAAAAAATGAATTTATATTACCATCTTTTGGTTTACCAAAAAGACGAACTAGTTCGTTTTCTGAGGATACTGTGATAGGATCCAAAACAGGACCCCATTGAAAAGCACCAGCAAAAGCACCTGTAGAAGATGATGCCGCTGGTACTATTGAAGTAAAGTCTTTTTCTACGACGGTTACGCCAGGAGAAAGTGCAAATGCCATAATAATGCTCCTTGTTAAAAAATATATAGTTTACGATGATTAAATTCATCATTGTTAGTATTTATAATAATTGAAAACTCTAAAAGTTATAAAGCACTTCAGAATCTTGCCCATCGTTATAAAAACCGAATGGAGTTAATTCATCTTCTATTTGTCTAATCTGATTCTGATAGATCATATGTCTAAGATCTACATTATTTAATTCTTTAAAATAAGGTTGAGTGACTAACCAACCAAATAAAACTAATGTCATCACTAAGTCATCATGATAACCATTATCGGCTGCAAATGAACCTTTAACTTCTATAAATGTGGAAAGTTCTGATATAATATCTGCATCAGGTATCAATAACTTCTGTTCTTCAATTAACATCTTAAGCGAAGAACAACCAATTCGTTTTACTTTTTTATCTGTGATAATACCGACTTGTGACTTACCTGAACCAAAACCACCAGTGATGGTTTGACCAGCCACACCTCTATTTATAAATAAAATGTTTTCATATTCTAATTCATTATATAGTATATATCCTACCTGTTCGCCGACATTACCTTCTATAAGAATATTGGCACCATTGTATTCCATACCAACTTTATATATGATATTAGGAAATAATAATGGACTAATA